GTTTGTTTTGGTTTATCTAACTCGTACCACATACGAGACATTATTTGTATCGACCTGCGATTATCTGACACAAATTTCCTCTTGCTATGTTCTTTTGCGTCCCTACGCTCCCATCTATTTTTCATGTACTTACTCCTTATCTATTTTTACTATATGAATGTACTTTGTTTCTTTTATTCTGCTCTACAATTCGAGCTTGTTCGCTCCCTTGCTTTTGCGTACCATGAATTACCAAAGCAAACGACTTAGTATTACGAATTGCTAACGAGTCATCGGTATCAATCTCTAAGTTTTTCTCCTTTGCTTCTTGTTCAGATAGTACAACAACTGCCTCGATCAAATTATGTTCTCTGATAAAATCGTCATGCCTACCACCACGAGAAGCCACGAGTCTTAAGTTTCTCACCTCTTTCAACTCATCTAATCTCTCAACCCAATAGTCTAAACTCTTGGTGTAAGCATAGAAAATTCTATGTGGATTTTCGCCTGCATATTCAATCCAAGCATCAAAATAATTCTGATTAAAGAAATCTCCTCCGACATGAATACGGAATGGTGTATAACTATCCTTTATCGATACATCCAAAAGATTGTGCATATCTCTGACAGTCTTACACTCTCTCAACAAATCAAAATTATGTTCTCTCTGTTCGTATACGCTTGGGAATACTGCCTCTGCAGTTGCAGAAAAACATCTGAACTTTGCCACTGCTCCATCAAATATTTTTCTCTTGCCGTCAACAATTTTTACCTTTGCCAAGCAGTCTAAAGCAGATGGACATGAACGCCCACTTGGTAGACTTAAGCTAGGATATTCTATCTTAGCATTGCCCCCTGAAATTTTTAATCTCTCCATTCTTTTTTCCTTTCTTATTTTTTATTCCAACTATACTGGTCAACTCCGAAGAGTCTATCTATCCAGTCTGGTAGAAACGGTGAGTATTCTGTGCAGTCATACTCTGTTGTTAATACCTCGTGTAATAGTTTTATAACTTCTATTCTTTGTTTAATGTATGGCTTTGTCCAATCTACTACTGGAGTAACTGGATTATATTTCTCCATTAGTTTTACTTGTACTTTCTCATGCCACTCCTGTTTATCCATTTGCCCCTCAACTTTCTTTCCTAATGCTCTCTCCAAGATTACTTTCTCTATCCACTCACTAGGATTTATATCTCCTACATAATCATAATGAGTATGGAAACAGATCTCCGCATAAGCGATATCAGATAGCAACTCTTTTTTGGTTGCGGTTTCTGTATCTCTCCAGTTATAACTCATTTACTTTTCCTCCTTTCTTGACCTTCTCCTCGTTGCTCGTGTTCTAGCTTGTCTTTCCTGTTCCTCTAGTTTTCTCTCCTCATCAGTTAGATTGTTTCTTCTTTCCTCTTCCGCTTGTTGTTCTTTCTTTCTTTCTTCTTGAAGAAATTTTCTACCCTCTTCGCTCTTTGCTCTCCTCCATTCCTGTTCCTCATCATCTAGTAAATTATCCTGAACGAAATACGTTGTATGTTCAAATGGATTTCGCCCTGTACTAATTTCCCCTGCGTCTAGTCGGTCTGTTACCTTAGTAAGCAGATAGTCTAACTCAAAAAGAGTTGTCTTTTGCTCCTCACTATCACGGTCAAGATGCAAGGAAAGTAAACTCTTTATGAAATGCAATAAGTGTTCTCCCTCTTGCTTGACACTTGGACTATCCTTGCAACACCCGATATTATCTATCCTGTTTTGACACCAGTTAACTATCTCTGTTACTCCTATCTTTATCTTGTGGCTATTGATTCGATACTCCATCCCTTTTCGTTTGGTTTCATCTCCGCCTGATAGGATGTCTATCGTATCTCCAATTCCCATACGAGAAAAAGACAGACTGTCTTTATGTTCTCTATTCATTTAGTTCTCCTTTTTTAATCTCTCTTCATTTAATTTTCCTAGCATTACTAGGTGATTCAATACATCCAAAGGATACAATCCTAATGTATCTGTTACGTCTGAATGATGGTAACTACTATGACCTATTTTAGTATAGACAACCTCGTCTAAATCCTGTCCATCTGAAACATGTACTTTAATAAAGTAATGATACTGACCGTCATTGATGCTTACTGTTCTCTCCATTATTTATCTCCTTTCTTTGTAGCGTTACCTGACAACGCTCTTTTAATTTTCTCCTCTTGTTTTCAAAATGATTTAAAAAATCTTTTGTACTTTTGAAAACTCCTGCGTCTATTACTCTATTCATTCTTTACGCTCCCGCATAATCTCTCAACGGTACTAATCTAGGAATTAAATTGCCGTTCCTGTTATAGTTCCCATTGTGTACAGGTTTAACCATAATATCCCGCTTGTTTAAGGTGCAATGTTCATGACCGTTAAGACCGTAACATTTACCCCGCTTTACAGGATTGGCGGTTAACACTCTACATTTATAAAGTTTCCGCATTTAATAATCTCCTCTTTTATTTTTCTTCATACTATAATTATATATATTTCTATATAGTATGTAAAGCGAATTAGAATTAAAAAAAACCAGCGTTACTAGGTAACGCTTAAAAAAAAATACCCCCGCACCAGTAACGGATACGGGGGTAATTTGTTTATTGTAGCGGTGTTAGTAGCGTTAAGCATTTTTCACTTGCTCGGTTTTTACCAGCACCAACCTTAATGATGTTCATACATGCGGTCGGCATATCTTTAGGTAAGAATGCGACTTTTTCAGTCTTTTTATAGCATCGCTTACAAATAAATTGCCTATGAGTTTTTAGTAATTGTTTACTAAAATCTCGGTGAGCATCATCTGTCATACTCTTTAGACTGCTAACGGCTATACTCTCGGCTTTAGCGGACGCCCCCGTCTTGGCTTTTGCCTGTTCGGTTGCTTTTGCTTTGGCTTTGACTTGCTCGTTCTTGGCGTCAATATCGGGTATTATTTCAAGTATCCCGTCAATATCAATTGCTTTGTTATTGATTAGTTTCTTGTAATAGTCCGTATATTCACCGTGCAATTTGCCTAAGAATTTGGCGTCTTGGTATCTGATACCCTTATCTTTATTGCTCATAAAACCGTATGATGATTCTATAAGTTTTATAAAGTCCGCTTTAGGTCTTGCCTGTTTACCGCTCATAAAATAATCGTTGGTTAATCCGATTGTTTGGATTGTAACCGCTGTTATTTTGATGACCGCTTTTATTATAAACAGTGTAACTTTTAGGTCGTGGCTGTCAGCGTTATAAATATCTAATAAATCTTTATCAGAGAAATAAACGCTAACTCGTCCCGCATTGTCGATGTTGCGGTCTTGCCTAATCCCGTAAATGTTTTCGCCGTCTACATGCTCGGCTAAGAACTCGGACTTAGTAGACTGGATAGAATCTAGAATCTCTTTGATTCTCTTATCCGTTCCACTTGCTAACCAGTGTTCGGGATTTGTTAGTAATTCAGAGATTACTATATCCCAACTACTCGCTAACGCCTTCAACTGATTTGAGCGGGAATGAATCTTGCCTGATAATTTCTTATCGTTGGTTGGCAAATCGTCCCACTGTTGACGGGCATTATCTCTTAGCATTTTGTCGCCCTTCGCCTTGTATTCTAGGTCTGCTTTAGTCAATTTTTTAGTTGTTGTAACCATTGTTTTATTTCCTTATTTTTTATTGGTTTAAGTTAACTATTATCGTATAGGATTACATCTAAATTTCTCTTTAGCGATTGCCTATTTCATCATGGGTAACCAACGAACACCGCCCGCCTTCGGTTATTTTCTGCATACAGTTTGGGTTTGCTCTATCTCGAAGATTATGCTTTTTCTCTAGCCTTGATATCTGTCAACTATCCGACTAGTAACCATTAGACCGCCCATATAAATATTATTTCAGATATATATATAAATAGCAAGTAATATATAGACCAATATAGACCAATTTTAAAGAGATTTTACGAGCGTTACTTGGCAACGCTGGAATCTAGAATCTATATTCCAAAATTCCCAAATTTCAATATTCATCATACGCACGAGAGAACCGCCCAAAAAAAACATTCTCAATAAACAGATGAACATAACAGTATATTACATAGCAGCAGCAACAAAAGACACTGGGTTACTGAGCAAGAAGTTACAATGTAGTGATAGTTGCAGCTGTTAACATGCCCCATACGATGGGGTATGCTGCCGAAATTATAGAAGGGGTGGGGAGTAGCTACAATCCTGACAGATTAAGAATCAAAAAGTGCCTATACCCCCTTTTTTGTAACTTTTGTTGTTTTGGAGTCCCTTAGATCTTTATTACTAACAAGTGTTAGTGCTTCTACTAACACCTTGTTAGTTGGTACAGTTACTATAGTTACTTAGTTACTATAGTTACTTAAGTTAATAGGTATCTACTCAGTATTTAAGATACTTCGTAGATACAGTTACTTAAGAAAGATTAAGCTTAAAGATACTTTAGATGTTGTTAGTGGGTTGTTAGTAACCCTATAAGACTTTATATCGAGCGAATGAGACGAATAAGGCGAATGTGATTGACTAGGATCGGTTTGTGGATATAGAATAAGAGTGTTGAAGGTCTGATTTGTATCTGGCGTGTCTCCTTCTCTGGTTCGTCATTAGGAAAACAGAAGCTTTTTATAGGTACGAGTAACAAGCCTTGTCCTTCAACAGCCGAGTCTCCAGGCTGAAGATTCGCCTCCTACGTTTGGAGGCTTTGGCTTTACTCTAAAAACAGGAAGAAAGAGAAATATGTTTTTACCACAAGATAGAAAAGCAATACTTCAAGGTATCGGACTAGATACTTGGGTAGAACAGGAAGAAATACTGGATCATCCAGCTAGAATTAAACTTGTAGCTGGTGGTGAAAGAGCTGGTAAGAGTTTTCTTGGTGCATTATCCATAATTAGCAAACTTGATGAGTTTGAAGATGGTGATATTGTGTGGTTAGTGGCTAGAGACTACGAAAGAACCAGAGCTGAATGGAATTATTTGACCGACATTTTGCACAGATTAGGGTTTTTGATAAAACAGAGCAAAAGAATAGATCCAGGTTCTATGACAATAGCCTGTGGAAGTAGCGAAAAGCCTGGAACATTCCAAATAAAAACCAAATCTGCACAAGATCACAGAAGTTTGGCGATGGAAGCACCTAGAATGATAGTAGCTTGCGAAGCATCACAGATAGATCACGAATCTTTCCTAAGACTTAGAGGAAGAATAGCAGAAAAACGTGGTTTTCTCTTTCTTGAAGGTACATTTGAGATGTCATTAGGTTGGTATCCATCACAATGGGAGTCATGGCAGTTCTATAACGCAGAAGATGACGCAATATCTTTTTCATTGCCCTCATGGACCAACAAAGTAGTGTACCCAGGAGGCAGAAATGATCCTGAAATACTGTCATTAGAAAGATTACACTCAGATGACTGGTTCAATGAACGTGTAGCTGGTAAACCTGCACCTCCTTCTGGACTTGTACACAATATGTTTGACTCAACACAGCATGTTTCCCAGGATGCAGAGTACATTATGGAAGAACCTGTACACTTGTGGGTTGATCCAGGTTATTCTCAGGTAACAAAGTCAGCATACGCAGTCATGGCTGTACAGATAATCGGTGACCAAGTAAGAATCATAGACGAAATATACGAAAGAGAAAAGATTACAGAGGAAATCGTAGAGATTTGTACTATGAGACCGTGGTGGAAAGACGTTCAACATGGTGTAATCGATATAGCTGCACACAATATTGGGGAATCTAGACCTGTCGACACATGGCTTGAAGCTGGAGGACTTTACATGCAGTCCGAAAGAGTTGGTATACTAGATGGTATTGAAAGATTTAATACATTTTTGAAAGAAAATCCTGCTACAAAGCAGCCAAACTTGATTATTAATCCAAAATGTAAAGGTATAATTTCAGAATTAGGTGGTTGTTCAAATCCATTTGATGATCAAATTCATGTCTACACATGGCGGACTGACAGGGATGGAAACATTGTAGGAAGAGAACCAAGGGATAGTTTTAACCATGGAATTAAGGCGACAACCTATGGACTTGTGGTAAACTTTGGATATGCAAGAGCTACAGGATCACAAAAATTGATAACAGTAAACAGGTGGTAAATGGCTAAAGAAACACTAGAAGATATTCTAAATAAGATTGAAACAATTTGGGAGTCACCTGGCTTTCGGACTAGACGAAGTAGGTACGAAGAAGACTACGGTTTGTATCGTATGAACGCTTATGATGCAGGAACTGGCTACCAAAGTTACACATCAAACGCACCAAAAATACTAGCAGACAAAATAATGTCGTACCTTTCTAACGCACAAATGTCTGTCAGAGTACCAATGACTACCAAGGTAGACGACAGAGATGCTGGTAACAAAAAAGAAAAATTTATTATAGGTGCATTGAATCTTGCAGACGAAAGAATGCAACGATTCGGACAACCATCAGTTAGAGAACAACTAGCATTTTACATCACACTTCGAGGTTGGTATGCAGGTAGAGCTATGTTGAATAAACATGAAGATGGCACACCTTTCGTAGATATTACACCTTTTGATCCACTACACGTTTGTTATGAGATGGATGAAAAAGGAATTATTTGGCTAGCACATAAAACAAAACGATCACCATCAGCAATAAAATCGATGTATAACGTAGATGTTGAGCCTGCTGTTGAAGGAGAATCGTCATCAGGTATTACAGTTTGGGATTACTATTCACGAGAAGAGAATGGTGTAATAGTAGTTGATGGTGACGATGAAATGCAAGTTGGTAAAAAACTAACAAAGCATAATGTAAGAGATGCAAATGGTGAACCATGTGCCCCAGTTTTCTTAGGAGCTGTAGGTCCAGCACCATGGATACAAGATGAAATATCTGGAGATGATACTGCCAGAGATTATGGTGAATCTATATTTGCAGCAAACAGAGAACTATACCAAGACTTGAACTTTGCTATGAGTGCATACAAAACTCTAGTAAGAAGAGCAGTCCGAAGACCTTACAAAATTATTTCACCAGATGGAACGACTACACTTGATGCTGATCCATGGCAGGATGGAAGTGAAGTTCCACTACCTGCTGGTACTGATATCAGATTGATGGATGAAGTTACAATGCCACTAGATACTGCAGCATTTGTAGGTATGATCTCAGGAGAAATCCAACGTGGTGGTTTGAGTAATGTAAGTTATGGTGAGCTACCATTTGCTATCTCAGGATTTGCAGCAAGAATATTACAAGAAGGTTCTGCACATCAGATAGAACCAAGAGTAAAAGGTATCACAGCCTGCTACAAGCAAATAACAGAAATTATAACAATGCAATACGAGATGGGTGGTTTCGGACCGCTAGAAGTTAGAGGTAGGCATAACGATATTGCAAGTTACTTTAACGAAGAAATAAAACCTGCAGATCTAGAAGGAGCAGGTGCTATCGATATTAAGTTTGGTGTGCGTATGCCACAAGACGAACCACAGCTCGTAACTATGGCACAAATGATGAGAGATGGACCTAGACCACTTGCACCAGACGAATGGATATGGGAGAATGTATTACAGATAAACGATGTAGACCAGTTTAAAAATGCTATATCTGCACAGCAAGCTCATGTAACAGAACCAAAGGCTTTGTTACTAACCTTGATTGAAGGATTGATGCAGACTGGTGAACAAGATAAGGCTATGATTTATATTGATATGTTGAGAAAAACTTTGAAACAAGACCAGCAGAAAGAAGCTGCTCAGGACTTGGAATTTCAACGCATATTACAACAATTCGGTCTAGGAGGACAAGCTCCTCAAGGACCACAACCTCCACAACCAGGACAGCAACCACCACGACAAGGACCACCAGGAGTAAATGGTGGAGTGGTATCATCACAAATGCAGGGTTTTCCTAGAGTAGGTGATCCTCGACAAGCTCCACCAGGCACGCCAGGAGGACCTGGACCAAGAGTAAATCCTATGGGAGGATAAAATAAAATGGCAATTTATAATGTAACAGGAAGAACAAGAGATGGTGTTATTGACACTGTTAGTGTAGATGCCGACAGTGTTTCAGAAGCCAGGCAAAAAGCAAGAGGTAGACTTGAAACAGGTTCAACTATAACCAATGTGAGTTTAGCTCCTGCTTCTCAACAGCAACAAACTGGACCTACTGCAATAACTGATACCGCTGGAGATCCACCAATACCTACAGGACTATCAGGTCAAACCGTTCTTGAACAATTCAATCAAATACTTAATCCAACCGTTGCAATGCAACAAGCTGCAGCAGCAAATGCAGCAGCAGCAGCAAATGAAGCTGATCCTGCTACAGCACCATCAGCAGCAGATGTTAGTGAGGCTGCTTTTGTTGATCCTGGATTAACTGGTGAAGTTCCTCAGCCAACAGCAGGACAAGCTGGATTTGGTGTTACTCCAAACGTAGCAGAAACTCAAAAGATTTTAAGTGAACCAATGTTTGATCCAGTTACAGGTGCAGAAATTGTACCTAAAGTCCCCGCTGGTGGTCCTGGAAGTTTTACTGAAATGGTACAAGGTCCAGCCACTGATGCAGAACCAACTTTACAAGATATGTTTGGTGGGTTAACACAAATGGATTTTGAAGCGTTATCTCCTAGAGCAGGTATTGATATTGGTTTAGAAAACTTGTTTGGGCAATCAGCTATGGATGCTGGACCTATACAAGGATTTCTTCGTAATCAAGCATTTGGTTTGATTCCAGCTCAACAATTTGGAACGCTGGCTGGTTTAGTATCAGGACAGTTACCAT